AATGTATTCTTTTCTCTAACAATATCATCCCAATTCTTTTCTTCATTAGGATTATCTATATTCAAATAATATCCACTGATATCTAAAGTATCGAATATCTCTTTATTTTCTTCTTGAAAGTTTTGTACTCTTACACTACTTGGTTCTTTACCAACTTCATATTGAGCCTTTGGACTCATTAAATACGGATGTTCTATTCCATAAAGTTGTAAAAATTCATTATAAGTAGCAACATCATCATCACCATTTTTTTGTTTTATCCTTATAAACTCTTCATAAAGAACTGCTTGTCCCCATAAATTTCCTTGTTCATCTTCAACAAAGTATTCAGGTTGAAATCCTGTAGGTCCAAACATTTGAAATATAAATTGAAAAGCAAATAATGTTCCTGACTTTTCTTTTGCATATTCTAAATAAGCATCTTCTATTTGCCCTTGATTTACATTATTAATGTTTTGACCTGGATATAACTTACTTAAATAAGAATCTAACTTACCATCATTATATAATCTTTCTGGTTCGCCAGCACTTACTCCCCATCTCCAGATATCAATAGTTGTTCTAGCTCTCATCTTTTCTGTTTCACTACTAGCATCTGAAATTACATCAAATTCATCAGGGTCTTTTAACCATGCACCTAATTTCTTCCATACAGGAGAAGCTCCAAATACTTCAGATACAGTTTCTGGAGGAGGAAAATCACCAAATATAAACTTCTCTAAGTCATTAGCCCAACCATATTTAGCACCTGCTACTGTTGAAGCTGATTCAATTTTAGGTAATAATCTATGTATTCCAAATGCTACAAAAGGGTTAGGACCAGGAACAAAACCTTGTGCTAATAAGTTAACACCTTGTACTTGTGCTCTTGGAGATATTTGAACACCTTGTTCTCCACCAATATTCTCATCATCAAATATTAAGTTAGACATCCAACCACCAAATGGATATATAAATACATCTCTTTGTGGGTCTCTTGGGTCAGGAGCAAAGAATCCTTCACCTGAACTAGGACCTAATGCATCAGCACCTGTTGCACCTCTTACACCAACATGTCCTTTTCTTAAAGCGTATGGATTTTGTGCTAATAATCTACCCCAAGTCTGGAATACTTCAAACCAAACTTCAGCGAATGGAAATATATTTACAAGCTTATCTGATATAGAGTGTCTTTGTCTTGTATCATAAAGTAATTCTTTTACTCCAGCTAATCCATAAGCTTTACTTTCAGTATTCATAGCATTATAATCATCTATCTTTCCTGGCTTATATATAGCTGATAAACCTTTTAATTCATCAACTACAGTTTTTGGAACAGCAGCATCTATAGCTTCTTGTATAAATTGTTTTCTTAATCTCGGTGTAAAGTCTTCAAATCTATTACCAATATACATCCATCTAAATTGTTTAAATGTAGTTGACCTATTTAAATATCCTATTGGTTTAGTAATAATTCTATCAAATGCTCCTTGGAGGAAGTGGTCCCATACTTCTTCTAATTGTGCTAAACCTTTTGGAGAATCCATTTCTTTCATAGGTTTTGTAACAGTTAATGTACCTGGGTCAATACCATCTGTTTTGTTATAATATTGTTTTAACTCATTTATAACTTTTTTCTTAGAGAATTTATTTATTAAGCTAGTTTCATTTGCATAAAAATCTAAAAGCTCATCAGCATCGTATTTTTTTAATTGCCCATTACCAATCATGTTTCTAATGTGTTTATTACCAGTATCAACATCTCTTCTTAGTTTATATTTATAAGTTCCATCAGCTTGTTTAATTAAATCTATACCATCAGAAACAACACCACCTGAAGTTATTCTTATTCTAGATTCTAACATTTGTAAATGTTGGTCTAATAAAACAGAGCCATCATCTAAAAGTCCTCTAAATTCAGTTCCACCTTTTTTAACTTTTTGTAATCTTGCTTCTCTACCTGCAGGACTAGCTAACCATTCTGCTAATTCATCAGTTCCATAACCATATCTAGCTACTGCTCTTGTTAAAGGGTCTGTTCTTAAAAGTCTTAATTCTTGATATACAGAATTAGCTATATCATCTATATCCATTTCTGCTGTAGATTTACCAATATATTCTAAATCTCTATTTTTATATCCTCTTTCTCTTGGACCACCCATATCTTGAAATCTTGCAGTTCTTTGTGTAGCTTCAAGAAATTCTTCTTCCATCATAAATTGAACAGCATCTTTGTTATATTTAGCTCCTTTTTTAATACCAGTAGTTTCTAATAATTTACCTAACTTAGATTCTGGATTGTGAGCAGATAACCATATGATAAATTCATGTGGCTTATTAAATACACCAGATAATCCTCTAGTAGCAATACGAGCTGATTCCTCTAAAAATACTCTTGTAAAAAAAGCAGCTCGTAATAATACCATAGGTTTAAATATGTTTCGTGTATAGAAAGAAGCCATGTTACTTAAGAAACTTTGTTCAAGTCTTTTACTACTAATAACACCTTCTGCTAATGGATTAATCCCTGTTTCATCAAAAGGACTAATATATTTTTTAAATTGTTTTATATCTTTTAAATTAAACTGATACTTATCTTTTGTAAATACTCCTTCTGGAGTAAATTTATAAGGTCTAAACCATCCACTCATAGCTTTCTCAAGTAACCTATAATCAATTAATGGAGCAATGTTATCTTGCATTTCAGTAAATAAGTTAGCTGTCATAGTGGTAACAAGTTTTCCTTTTTCATCTATAGGTCTTCCAAGTTCATCTAATTGATATCCTTTAAAGTTTGTACCTATACCTGGAAGTACTCTTCTTCCAAAAGCAGTTCCATAGATTTTAGATTTCTGTTCACCAGCAAACATATCTTTAGCAGCAAAAGCTACATACTCCCAGTTACCACCTCTAGCTTTAACTCTTGCTATGTCTCTATCTTTTTGACGTTGAGTAAAACTTCTTATTGCACTTTTATCCATAAAGTCTATATCTAAAAATTCTTCTAAAATCTTAGATGATTCATTTGCATCATATTTATTTATTTGTAAATGAGATGCTAATTGTTTATAACCGACATGTAAGTTATTAAGAGGTATGCCCATATCAGGAACAACACTTAATAATTTTCTATAGTATGGGTCATAGGTTGAATTAAAGTTAGAACTAAATCCTAAAAATCTTTCAAACTCTGGTAATTGACCTGCATCAATTTTATTTAAAACTCTTTGCTTATATACATAATCAAGTCCATATTTATAAGAAGCTTCTCCAATTTCATCCATTTTATCAACAACTTCATCTAAAGAATCTTCTACTCTAACAAGACTTTTAACTCTTCTACCTACTAATGTTTCTCTAACTTTTCTACCTTTTTCACCCATCCAGCTACCGAATGTTCTATATTGTGCATTTTTATTAATACCAGTATCTCTAAGAAGTTTATTTAAAACTAATGAACCAGTTTTAGGTAATACCGAATCAGGTAATTTATAAGGAACTAATTGACCTGCTTCATCTAATACTTCAATACCTGTACCTATCATGTCACTAAACATTCTTTGTATCATCACAGGGTCAGATTCTTTTATTATTGATGCTTGTATTTGTGGAGGTAATGTTCTTGTCATTGGATTAGTAGCTAAAAAGAATAAATCATCTGTATTAGTATCTGCTAATGATTTGAAAAAACTTAAATTTTCTGGTCTATTTAATATTTCTTCTTTAGTTTCTTGAAAAAATCTAGGTACTCTACCAAACAAAGTATCATTTCTTTTAATCTTCTTTAAAGCTTTTTTAACATTTCTTCTATCAACAGAAATATCATCAGTCTTTTTCCAGAAACCAAATCTATTTGTATGTTTAGAAATATCACTAAAGTCATTAGTTCCATCTAATTCATCACCAATTTCATCCATTAAATCATCAGCCATCTTTCGAGGACTAATTTTTATACTCTTACCGGTTTGTTTGATTCTTCCTGTTTCCATTAATTCAAATGCTTTATTACCACCTCTCATACCTCTAAAGAGATTTCTTGTACCTTTAATACCTTTACCTGCAATTATTTCAGGAGCTAGTTGATAAGCAAAGTCTGTTGCACCAGATAAAATATCAAATGCTTTTGTACCTGGTTCGTAAATTTCAGCTGCTGTTATTTTACCTGGAGAGTATTCAAGTAAAATATTTTTATTAGCCCAGTCGGGTCTAAAGTAATCTTGATGACTTTGTCCTGCCCAGAAATATCTTTGTCTTGCTCTACCTGCATAAAAATTAACTTTATTAGGATTATATGCAGATGTATAATGAATTTCACCGTTTTCATCAAAATTCTTAATAGGCTCACCAATATGTTTATAAATAAATGAACTAGCTTCTTCTGGAGATAATCCATACTTAGTTGTTAAATCAACAAAGTAAGGTGTATTTTCAGCTTTAACAGATTCTAAAGTTATCTTTGTAGCTCTATCAAAGTTAAGTGGTTTACCTTGTACAACATTCCTCCACATATTTGCTAATACAGGTTCTCCACCCATTCTGTGAGCTTCACTAATCATATCTATTTGTTTTCTTAAAGCATCCCCACCAGATACATCTTGACCAAGATTAGCTACAGATGTTCCACTTAAATCTATTTGAAGTTGATTTTGAGCTTGAGCAGGTGTAAATCCATCTCTTACTAACTTATCGTATTCTTTTAAGTCTCTTAAATAAGCTTGAGAACGTCCTACTTTCATAGGTTGTCCTGGTAGTAATGCATTTACTCCACTTGCAATAACAGACCATTTACCTGAAGGACCCACTGATTGAAAAAATGCATCTAAAGCAGCAAATGCCCATACACCATATTGAACATCTCCTGGTTTAGCACCACCTGGAAACAAACCTCCAGTTAATAAATCACCTATAGACATTTTCATATTGTCTTCGGTATGTTCGTATCTATATTTTTCTTGTAACTCTTTCCATAGTTTTGCTTCATTATGAATACGTGCAGTAGATATCTCTTGTGCTATTTCTTTAACAGCATTATATTCTGGTGGAATACCTAATAAAGATAATCCAGCTGCTTCAGCAGCAGGTATCTCTGAAAACTTTTCAGCAAATAACTCCTGGTCTTTTACTACTTGGTCATTTTGTTCAATTAAAAATTTATAATGATTTACTAATGCATCTTGACCTGAATGAGCACGCAAAATATCGTAATGTTTATTACGGTCATTAAAAATAAATGCCATTATTTTTGCCTATTATTAATTAACTCAATCAGTATTGGTGATGGATTTATTTCATAAAGTGCTTGTAAAATAGCATCTGTATTATCAGCTATTTGTTGTGGCCCTGCACCTGCACCTATTGGAACACCTTGAGTACCTGGTTCTCCTGGTCTTTCAGTTGGAGAAAATATATTAGGAGATGCTATAGGTCCTTGAGCAACTGGTAAAGGTGCTCCTTGTTGTTGTTCTACAAAAGCTTGATTCTCTCCATAATCTGCATCAGGTAATCTTCTTAATGGTTGTTTTTTACTACCAGGTCCACCATCTGTTCTTTGACCACCTTGTGGTGTAGCTACAGCTGCTGGATTTGCTGGTTGTCTATATCCACCTCTTCTACTCTTGGCCATAACTATCTGCCTCGCTAGTGAATAAAATAATTACTCCTGGTCTTGGATGTATAATCTGTACAACATTTTCAGATAATATATCTATTTCATCTTGTACACCATATTCGTTATACACCATATCCCAAAACTCTGTTTCGTAATATTCGTTCATCTTAAACTCCAAATGCCTGTGCCATTGTTGGGACTCCACCTTGACCTCCTAGTTGTTGTTGTGCCATTTGTTGTTGTATCATCGCTTCTTCTTCAGGAGACATTTGTGGCTCTTGAGGAGTATAGAACTGTTTCATAATTTCAGTTATAGCGTTTGGATACTCATAAATAGCAATTGCTGCCATTGTTGCTGCTGGGTCTCCTTGTGCAGACCTAGCAAGTATAGAATCAAACAAAACTTGTTCAGCTTTATTCTTTCTAATTCGTTCTTGTACCTTAGCTATATTTTCTAAACCATCAATATTATCTTGTAAAGTTTCTACGTCTATAACACCTGCTTGTAGTAATTGCAAGCCAGTGACAATTTTTTGTGGTTCATCGAATCCAGCCATAACTCCATAGATACGTCTTGTAGTAAAATTACCCCCTATATCTTTAAGAGGTTGATAATTTTCACTAAAAGCAGCACCATTGAAGAAACCTGCCATAGGTTTTTTTGTCAGACCTTGTTGATAAGATAGAACTACATCTAGCTCTAATCTCTTAGCATCCATCTCAATAATACCGTGTCTAATGATTTCTCTATATTCATTAATCATTAATGACATAGTGCTATTAAGTTCAGATAGACCAGCACCTGTAACAAAGGAGTTAGGAGATTGAGAGTCGTCAGTTACTGGATAACCACCGACCATTCTTAGTTGTCGTTCTAATCTATCTATTTGTTGGAATAATTGATATGGTATGTTGTTCTGTGGTTTAGAAACTTGTGTACCAGGAGCTAGATAGTTTACCGCAAATCTACCTTTTCTATATTGTCCGGATTCTATCTCTCCTGATATGTTAGTTTCTGTAAATACAGAATCTTCCATAGCTATTGCTGACATGATATTAATTTTTGCCATCATAGCCATCAAACCTATAACATGGTCATATTGTCCTTTAAGTTGGTCAAATGACATCTTCTTAACAAATACAAATGGTGGAGTAGATAATACATTAGGTATAAAATCTAATATCATTGACTTCTCAGGGAAAACTACATATGTTCCACCTTGGTCATAATATTCAATTATCTTTACACCTTGACTTGTATTATCTTCCCAATCAGAAGTAGTCTTAGTATCAAATGTTCCAAAAGGATAAGCTGGTGCTGTTGCACCTTTATCTGTTTCATCTTCATCTTTATTTAAAATCTGTTCTGCAAACTCTGGATAGATTTGTGCAAGTTTATATCTAGGTATTCTTCTAACAACAGCTAACTCTCTAGGTTGTTGGTCTGGTCCAAAGTTTCCTGGGAATGTATCAAAAGGGTCTCTTAGTTCAGCAGAAGGATATGCGTATCCATTTTTATCTATCTTTGTTGTTATGACCCAAGCAACATAACCATAACCAGGTAACCATCTAGCTGCTTGTGCTAATTGTAAATTTAAATTTTGTTTTTCATCATAGTTAGTAACAATACGTTCTAACTTTTCGGCCATGTATTTAGACCTTTCAGATTCATTTTCATTAGGTACATCAACTCTTACTTGAGGTATACCTGAAATCTTTTGAGCTAATCTATCTATACCAGATTGAAGCATGTTAGGAGCTGGTAATAAATCAGCATCTGTGGTTTCCATTGTATTACCAAGTAATGCTTTAATACCATCAGGTCCACCATTTAAAATAGCTTTAATTCTAGCTTTAGAGATTTGTCTTTCTTGAACACCTTTACCTGAAGTTAGTACACCTGCTGCTCTAACTATCTCTTGATAGTTTTTTATATCTAAACTCTCTATCCCCATGTTGGTTTATCCATCTCCGTTACCTTATAATCTCCATAACTAGGATTGTAATCCAATCCCATGTCAGCTGAATGCTCTTTTTGCATTCTTCTAAATACTTTCATCGGAAACCAGCCTGCCATAACTATGTCAGTTTTCTCTTTGTTTCTCTTAGAGACAGGTTTCCCATCAAAGTATAACAGCTGTTGCCTATATTTCTGTACCTTTGCATTAGATTCTCCATCACCAGTAGGAAGATGTATTCTTTTATTTTCAAATAAATCTGCCATAGCTCCAACACCATAGAGAGGGTCATGTTTATTTTTTCCAGTTAAGTGTCCTTGTACTACTAGACCAGTACGTAATGTAAATTCTTTTATACTTGCATCTTGTCTAATAGCAGTTTGAAAACCATTCTCTTCTACTATCCAATGTCTACAATCATACTTGTGTAACCAATCAGACATTTGGTCTAATGCTGCTCTTACACCTCCACCTCTTCTATTTTCTAAATCTACTAACCATAGTTCTCCTCTATATATATCTATTCCCCATAGAACAGATGCCTGGTATCCAGAAGATGCAGGGTCTAATCCAGCAACTAGATATAAATTTTTATAAACCTGTCCCATTACTAAATCAGGTCTAATACATTGGTCAATCATATTCATAGTAAAGATTTGTGTACCTTCTACATATGCTTGGTTGTAATAAACCATTTCAAAAGTTTGTCTACCACCTGTAGACTCTGCAGAATTTAATCTAGATTGTAACCATTTAAAACTTCTCTTAGTAGGCCATAACATACAATTAATATGCTCTTCAGTAATATGTTCTGGTATTTCACATTCCATTTTGTGTGCTGTTTCAACAATAGAAGTAAAGTTATCTGAATCTAAAAGATGATTATATAAATCATCAGGATGTTGTCTTGAACCTATAACAACAACAGCAGTATGTTCCTCTTTTCTAGAAGATAGAGTTGTTGTCCACCATTGTCTTGTAGATTCTCTTGCACCAGGTTGCTGTGTAGTTTGATGGTCCTCAATGTCATCTGCAATTATTAAATCACAGTCTCTTGATAATATCTTTCCACCTTTACCTACAGCTACCATAGTTGGAGATTTAATTCCTGCTACTGTTCTTGTACCTACAGTAAATTGATTCTGACTCCAATTCTTTCCAGAACGGTTATCTGGCTTAAAATTTGTTCCTGGGGGACAATATGCATCTCTTAGCTCTTCGTTCGTATCAAGTACGTCTAGGACGGCACTAAGGGCATTTTTAGCTATATCTTCGTTTCCACCTACCCACATGATACGTATATTCGGATTCTTACATATTTGATAAACAGCAAAGTGAATTAATAGTTCTGTCTTTCCGTGTCTAGGGGGACTTAATATTAATAACTCTTTACCGTGTTTAATAGAATCAATGATGTTATTAATCCAACCTACATGAAAATCAGCAGTTTCATACTCTTTACCCAGCTCAGTCCTAAAATATTTTTTGCGAAAGCTAGAAAAATTTCTAAGGTTCTTCTTTGCTTCTTTGGATAACTCCCAATCTTCTGCTAAAACTTCGTTTTTACTATCTATCTTGAAGGCAGCAAGCATGCGGGAAACGGTAGCTGAGGTACAACCAAGGAGAGAAGCTGCTTCAACTACCGTCATGTCGCCATTAGCTACTGCTTCTGCTAGTCCCTCTTTTACAAAAGATGTATAATATTGTCCTCTACGTACACTTGCGTAGTCACCGCTATCGCTTTTATATTCTTTGTTTATAGGTTTCTCTTCTACTTTAGAGTTGTGGCGTTTGGCGGCAGCCCAGACTCTTTTATTACACTGGGTTGAGCAAAACTTCCTTTGTTTACCTGTTAGACGCTTTTTACAGCTAGGTGCGTGACATATCACATTTGTCATTAAAATCTATCTTCCTGTAGATTGTTGCTTAGATAGAATTATATGTTATAGTTCAGTTAAATACAAACACTGAAATCAAGTATTTTGTTACAGGTGAAGGTGCGACCGGGACGCAGAAAGCTTAGAATCGGACAGACGATACAGTAGAAACACAAACTAAGTACCCAGGGACAGTAAAAAGATTTCATTCAGGCACACAAGCATATAATGCCCGCTCCTGCCTGAAACCCCTGTATTTACTGACTTTCTTATTATGTAGAAAAGATTACCAACATATTCTTTTAGACATACGTCATATATGAAAGGACGTCAGATTAACATACGTTAGTCAAACATTACTGTATATACAGTATTCCTGAACAGTTCTATATATCTCTATATAGAAAGAATAAAGTATGTCTGTAATTCTTACGAATACAGACAAATACTTTATATCTTTCTTTAAATAGAGGGATATATAGATTAATACTGTTCCTATGTATGGATATGAATTCTAATACTTATGTATAGAATTCAATACCCATACAGGAACTGAAAGGAATACTATGAATAAATTATACGAAGCGATACGCTTTGCGTATCGTATTACAATCGAGCGACATAGTTCATTGCGTTACTTCTTTAGGAACGCATTATGGCACTATCGCGAGGGCTAAGATACTTAGCCTAAATACTTCTGTAATTCTTATGAATACAGAAGTATTTATAACTAAGTATTGAAAGGAATACTATGAATACATGTTGTAATAAAGATAATGGAATTATCTTTATAGATAAAATATATAGTGATATAACTTATAAATTCTGCAAGGAATGTATGGACGAAAGTCCAGACTATTGTGCAGGATTTATAGTTGGAGGACTATAGGCTAATACATAGCCTAAATACTTTCGTAATTCTTGTGAATACGAAAGTATTTATAACTATGTATCCAATGTAATGAAAGGAGATATTATGTCTTACTATTGGAATAAAACTAAAGTATGCCGATTTTGTAATTACAATATCGTGCATAAAGGCGAGACCTATTGGAAAGCTTCCAGCAAGCTGGACAAACAGGGCGAGCCTGTTAGGTATCCTTTAAACCTACACTACACTTGTGGAGTGGAACTCTACAACAAAGGTGAAAACCTTTGGGAGTGGAGTAGAAAGGATACTAAAAAATCTATTAAACAATTACTACTGTTTAAATAATCTTAAATAAATATATGCTGTCTAAGTCTTATGACTAGACAGCATTATTTATTATCTATGAAATTAATTAACTGAAAGGAGTTAATTGTGGATATTGTTGACGAAATTGTTTATGGAGATATTGTTGATACTGAACTCGATGAGAGTCAGGTCAACTATCTCTATTGGTGGTATTACGAGGGTAAATCGTAGTATATATCTCAGAACTTTCGAACCAAGTGAACGAAAGTTCAGAGATATATATATAAATATATATCGTTTGATATAAGTAAATATAGAAAGGATAATTATGTCAAAACCTATGTCCCCTGTGGTATGCGGTGCTACAGGTAAAACTCTCACCGAATGGCGTGAACGAACATTCGTTCAACGCTACATTAAGGGGGAGTTAGTAACTATCCCGCTATACCTAGATATTGACCATATCATAGGTCTACATAAGCAGAGCGAAACTTACTTAAGTAAGAAAGCTGCTGCTGCAGATGAGGAATCATCTGAAACTTCTGAAGTATCTGAGGATACTGAGGAAGTTATGGCTGAGGAGCCAGCTTACTAAAGTAAGTTCTCAGTGCCTATCCGAAAGGGTAGGCATTATAGAATTTATAAGAAAGGGAATAATAAATGAGACCGATAACATTTTATATTGTAATACTATTGATTACAATACAAATAATAACGAAACTTTAATCGACCCCGATGAAGGGTGTCGCAACCACATAGTCAACAGCTATTAATCTAGAGGGACTATGAACTTATGAGTGGTGCGTGATTTGCACACGTGACGTTCATAAGCTAGACACCTTAGGGCAACGCGGTGCAAAGCATGTGTAGGAGCGAGAGCGACCGATAGTGTGCGTGAGCCCACGAGATTTTATGAAAGTCTACCTACGCTAATTCACAGTAGTTGTAGGTAGCGATAGGTCCCGAGAGGGATAGTTTGCACAAGAAACTGTGTTGATAGTGCAGACGAAACTATATCGTTAGTAGTAGCTACGCTACTAGCATAGGTGCCTATGTATGAAAGTTTATAGTCAAATGACTATAATAAATAGAAAGGAATGATATGGATATTGTAACTATAAAGAATGCCATTAATGCATTGGAAGGAATAGTAACAGCTAATAAAATGTCTACTATAAAAGACATTATTAAAGAAGCTGTTATAGAATTTCACCAAAACAAAATGGAAAGTTCAATAGACGCTGACTTGTCAGTGCTTGAAATCGATGACATTGATATTCAAGATATAATAATTGATGAGGTAGATACACCATTCTAATTTAATATATATATTCCTGTCGTAAGTCTTATGCCTACGACAGGAATATACGAAAGGAATAATATGGAAACTATAACTAAACTTATGTCTTTAAATAAAGACAGTCAACAAATAGTATTACTCTGGATAATAAGAGATTTACTTAATTGGAAATCAGATGACAGAGTAAAATCAGAATTAAGAAATCATTCAGCTATGTTGTATGAAGCATTACAACATCAGATTAATAAAGCATATGTTAAGCAAATGAAAAACGAGGAGGAATAATGCCTTACCCATATGACTTAGCATACATAGAAACTATATATCAAAATGAGGAGGAGGAATAATATGGATAAAGATACACGTAGAATGTTTGAGGATGTGTTCAAAACCCTTGAGGGTATTGTCTCACAACTAAAAACACAAAACGAACTCAACGAAACTATTGTTGGTATACTAACTGACAATGAATACCTTGACCAAGATATAAATGTATGAGTTTGTTGACCACAGTTCTAAGAAATATCAGAATGAATTATCTGTTGACTTTGTGTTCAATGGTGACACAACTTCTGACGAAGCTATAGAGCAGATAGAACTGCTGGTAAAACTAGCGAGTAAGAATAAAAAGATTTCGTTTATAGACTGGAAACCCAGTATGTATATGAAAACTAATCTGGCAACAGATTAGTCAGGTACTAATAACGCAGCCCTGTTTAAAGTTATTAGTATCCCCCGCTATATGTGGGGTAGGCACACTACCATGTTATTCCCCTATAACAGAGTACGTTAAATGAACGGTGTGCCTATCTGACATATAGCCAATATGTCAATGGAAAAAACTAAGAACGATAAGTAATTGAAAGGAAAGATATGAGTAGTAATACTTTAACTTATGTTACACAAGATGTAATGTATGCATTTAAAATACAAGGCAAAGAGCCTGGTATTTTGTTTAACAATCCAGCCATGATGGCTGCTGAATCTGAGAAGATGTCAAAGGGAAAGAAAACCTATGACCCTGATGAGGAAGCAGAGATGAGAACATATAAGAATGATGAAGGTAATCTATGCGTACCTTCTACCCAGATTAGAGCATCTATATTAGAAGCATCTAAAGTATTTAAAGTTGGTAGAAGTAGTGCAAAGACAATACTTAATCACTTAATAATAGAACCATTTGATTTAATAGAACTTAAATCAGATAAAGGTAAACCAATCACAGACTATGAACTTGACCAACGTAGAGTACAAGTACAACGTGCTGGGATTATTAGAACAAGACCACTTGTTCCAGAATGGACAGTGGAATTTACTATCATAGCTGATGATGAGATTATGAATGCTACTTGGGGTGACCAAGCATTGGATTCATTAATTAAAATTGTATCAGATGCTGGTAAGAAACAAGGAATCGGAGACTATAGACCACAAAAGGGTGGTAACTTTGGACGATTCGAAATATTAGAAGCAAAGGAAGTAGTATAAACTATGGCAACGAAGCAACAAAGAGTAAAAGCTAGAGTTGCATCTAATAAAGTTAAGTATCTCAAGGTATCCAAGGGTGATGCTTGGTATGACATTGAGAAGTTAGTTTGTGATGAGAGTATATATCCGAGAAGGAATATACTCTCTTCTAAAGTTAACCAATACAAAGATGCAATGGAATTGGGACAGATATTCCCAGCTATTACTGTAGAAACTAAGAATGAAAGACCAACAGGTAGAATACTAGACGGTTGGCACAGGTATCATGCACTATTAAAACGTGGTGAGAAAGAAGTATCTGTTACATTTGTAGAATGTAAGGATGATATAGAAGCATTACGTCAATCATACATTCTTAACAATTCACATGGCTTAGCATATTCTGCTATTGAAGTAAAAGATTATGTAAAGACAGCCACTGACTTAGGTATGAGCTATGACATGATAGCTAAAGATATAAACAAGACACCTAAGAAAGTACAAAATATGGTTAAGAACTTTGGTACTGCACAAGACGGTAGTAGTGTGGCACTTAAACGTCCACTATCATATCTAAGAGAAAGAAATCATATAACTAAAAAACAAATAGCATTAAACAAAGCATGGGGAGGTGCTAGTCCTAATGTTATGGCGTCATTGTTATACCAATTGTTAGATTCAAATGCAATGAAAGACGATGACGTTAAGTTTATTAAGTTAATGGATAAGTTAACTGATAAATGGATGCAAATTAGAAAGACTTTATAATAAGCTACGCATCGGTTCGGATTGGCTAGGTGGGCTAATGTCGGGTTCGGAGCGGTAGGCAAAGGTAAGGTCCATTAAGTTTTATATTGTGGTTTGGGCTGGAGAGGAAAGCCAAGCTGGTGTAGGGCTAGGCATGGAAGGGTATGCAAACGTTAGGTAAGGCACATTAAAGTTTTATATTTAAGCTGGGCATTGGTTTGGTGGGCAAAGACACGGTGGGCTTGGCTGGGGTAAGCATCGGAAGGCAGTGGAAAGGTAAGGCACATTAAAGTTTTAAACATGAGGTTAGGAGCGGCAAGGTCCCGAATGCTGAGGTCCGGTATTGCAAGGATAGGTCTGGAACTCTAAGGTAAGGCACATAAAAGTTTTAATTTCCGGTAAGCAAGGGATTGGTTCGGCTAGCTAGAGTACGGTTATGTAGGGAGAGGTAACGAAAGGTAAGGCACATTAAGTTTTTATTTATGCATAGCAATGCAGGGGTACGGTGACGTAGGCACAGGAACGGTCCGGAACGGTTAGGTTATTTATATATTAGTCGTGACCCTTATGTACACGACTAATATATAACGTAATTATGAAAGGAGATAGCATGGGAGAGACCGCATGTGAACACTATGAAATGAACAATAAACCAAATGAATACTTGGTTACATTTGGATTTCATTCTAAAGATATATCAGACACAGGTAATATGTTTGGTGATAAGAACAAAGAAAAAGATATAGATAAATTACAGGTAACTGTTGAAGTTATGTCAGGTGATTTAGTAAGTGCAATAATTCAAGCACAAAGAGTAGTAATGACTGAAAGAGCAATAACAATGATGGGTTTTATGGAAGGTATACCCGACTTTGCTAAACAGGATACATATACAATGGAAGATATTGTATTTATTACAGACAAAATGAAAGGTACTGGAGTCTTTGAATCATGGATGATGTTGGAACCAACAAGCATACAGGTTGCAAGGACAGATAATATACCAATGCTACAGGATATGACAGTGGAAGCTATAACTAATGATATAGCAAACACTGCTGATAAAGCTGAAGCTTGGTTAAAAGAACAAGATAAATAGAAAGGATAAGACTATGGCTAACAACGATTGTTGGAAGATGATAGCATCTGTATTGGGTAAGTCTCGTAGAGTATTACTCTATGGTCCCCCAGGTACAGGTAAAACATATAGTGCTGTTAAACAAAGCACACCATTGGATGAGCAAGGCAAACCAAATGTCTTTCAAGTTACAATGACAGAAGATACTGCAGCTGCAAACCTTGAAGGGTTTTATAAACCCAATAGTTCAGGGGGATTTGAGTGGCATGACGGTATCGCAATACAATCATGGCGTAATGGTGGTAGGTTGGTTATCAATGAGATAGACCATGCATCACCTGATGCTATGACATTTCTACATGCAATACTTGACGACCAAGAAATTGCAAGGTTGACATTAAACAATGATACTAAGGAGACTGTCCGACCTAAGGACGGATTCCAAGTAATAGCTACTACTAATAGTCCACCTGAGAGTTTACCTTTAGCATTAAAGGATAGATTCCCTGTGAAAATATTTGTAGATAGCATACATCCTAATGCAATGCAGCAATTCCCAGAGGAATGGCATGAGGTAATCAACGATACTACATTAGTTGATGACCCTGAAGAGCGTATATCAGTACGTGCTTGGAGTGAGTTCTTTGGATTACAAGATAAAGGATTTACAGCTGAGACTGCAGCTAAGTTAGTCTTTGGAGATAAGGCAGAAGAGCTAGTAGATGCTGTAACTTTAGCTAATGCGTAGAGACAAAGCATATCCATATCCAGAAATAGTAACCAGCGAAAGAGGTTGGACTGTTACTGGTACACCAGATAATCATGGTGGAGCTAGGACTGATAATCTAAATAAACATATGCAAGTCCCACTTGATAGAGACTGCAAGGATTGTGGTATTAATCATAGTCGTATGATAAGACGACATGAATTAGGACATGTTAAGTGGAGTCCCAAAACTATGGGTAGATTAAAACCAGGTGTTAGACCTGAAGCAGTAGAAGTACTTGAAGAGATAAGAGTAAACTACTTGCTTCATAAAGCAGGACTATCACTTGATGAACCTACTCAATGTGTAGATAAAATAGAAATAACTACACAAAAGAAAGTATATGAAAGTAGTATTGCAGAATTAATACTATGGACATTAGCTAGTATGTGGATGATAGATAATCCTGAATCTGAAAGTAGTTATTATAAGAGTAAATGGGGACATGAATTTGAAACCATTCAAAAGATAATTGTTGATGCACAAGCTGACCATATGCTTACAAGTATGAGGAAAGCTGAATTAAAGTTTACACTTAATACAGCACAACAATTCTATCAATCAATAACTAAACATGCATATGGACAGACACCTTCATATAGAAAAGTACAAAACTATGCAAAGAAACTTAGTGAAGTATTGGATATGTTCTTAGATAAACCTAAACAAGAAGAGGTTTATAAGCAGGAAACACTACAACATTCTAAAGAAATGGGTGAAGAAACTGAAGAACAAGGTGAAGAGATAGAAAATCCACAAACTGTTCAAGACTTAGAACAACGTATGCGTAGTAATTTAATGAATGAAATGAACTACCAAACTACAGGTGGGGTAGGACATTGGGGTGAGATGCAAATACATGAACCTGCATTAACTGTTAACTTACAAGGTAGATTAAAGCAAGGTAGAAAATATAGACCAGCTGACTTTGGATATAATCCTAAGTTTATTAACCGCTGGTGTAGTGATAAAAAGATATTCAAACAAAAACAACATGTACTTGGTGGAACTATATTGATAGATGCATCAGGTTCT